GCGGTCAGGCTGTCGCTGTCTATTTTACTGAGTGGCATTGTTGTTCTCCAGTGCGGTGATGCGGGTTGTCAGGGCTGTGATGAGGGCTTGTTGCTCTTTGATGGCGGCGACCAAAAGCGGGATGGTGTCGGTGTACGAGACTCCAAGGTACTGCTCTTCGCTTTTCTTGTCTGCAACGCTGACGGCTTCTGGCAAGACTGCTTGCACATCTTGGGCAATCAGGAACGGATGCCGTTTTTCCTCGGGTTCGTAGTTGTAGCGACCAATTACTGTACGCAGTTGGCAAACTTTGGTGATGGCATCCGTAATAGGCTCAATGATTGTTTTTAGACGCTCATCTGAAGCCGATGTCCATGAAGTACCACGGTCATTGAGGTACACGCCCCCTGTCAAAGCAGTGGTAAGCGAACTTGCCCCTTGAATATAAAAGTCGTTGCCGTTATCAGAGCAAAAGAAGCCGTAACCTCTTGTGCCATCTATCATTGTGATGCCGCCGCCAAAAGAACCCGTTGTTGTCAAAGCGGCAGTAGTGTCCCAGCCAGCCCCCGTATCAAAACTACCGTTAGAAGTTATTTTTCCGTATGCAGTTGTAGTCCCCACCAGCAAGTTACCGCTGGAGTCGATACGCATACGCTCTGTGCCGTCATTGGTAAATGTAATATTGCTGGCAATACTATTGGCGGTATCCGCTTCAATATTTAGAGAATCACTAGACCAAGAAATCTTGTGGACTGCATCCGTAGGATTAGCACTTCTGCCGTATCCCATAGTAATTGCATTGAAATTTCCTGTTATTCCGGGTCGAATATCAAGTCCAGATTCTGGAGACGATTTACCAATTCCAAAATATCCACTGCTGTTAACAAACACTCTCCCTGAACCACCAGTGCTGACAGCTACTGCGTCAGCCGCAGGGAAGAAGATGCCGGTGTTGGTGTCGCCTGTGGTGGTGATGGCTGGTAATGCCGCTGAACCCGCCGCAAAGGTTGTAACGCCCGTTACAGCTAGGGTCGTTGCAGCCAGCGTTGTAGCCGTCAGGTTCGTAGCCGTCACCGTGTTAAACGTAGCCGAAGTGCCAGACGGAATAGCCAAGCTCAGGTTGGTCGTGCTCAAGTACCTCACATACACATTGCTCGTACCCGATGATGGCGCTGCTGAGAATGTCAGGGTTGTGCCCGACACAGAATAGCCACTGGGAATCTGTTCGACATTGTTGACGATCACCTCGATGTCATTGACCGAGTTGACTGCCCTGCTCAGGGTGAAGTTGACAGTTGTCCCATCCCCGTTGAAGTAGTCCGTCCCAGCAATGAAGCTCTGGGTTGTCGGTGTGGAGCCTATATAAGACATTAAGCAATCTCCAGCAGTGAGCAGACTGCATCAGCAGACGTAGCCGCCGAAGTCACAACCAGCAAGACATCAGCCGCCTCAAGCACCACCTTCTGGTCGCCACCTACTATGACCAGCGAACCCCCTACAGGAACCACGCCCGACTTAATCAGGTAGTAGTTAACCGCGCTGGAGGTGATGTACGCATCACAGGTGATGGGAGACGCCGAAGTGTTGGCTATCGAGAACCCGATGATGGTGGTCTGCGTAGCCGATGGGCATGTGTAGACCGTAGCAGCAGATGTGCCCACGTTCTTGCTCAGGAAGTTTTTAAAAGTATTAGCCATAATTTATCCTATTTTATCCTAACGCAATTGCCAAAGCAACAGCGGTTCCAGCGGGGTCCACTTGCAAACTAATCTGAGCATTAGCCACTGTTGAAGCGTTAGTGCCACCATTAGCAATAGCCACTATACCAGTTACATTAGCAGCCGTCCCTGTAGTGTTCTGATTCCATGTTGGAACAGTTCCAGTTAAACCGCTATAATCAACATTGGTTGCTGTAGCAGCAGTACCTGTAGTGTTCTGATTAAATGTAGGAAATGTAAAAGTGCCGGTGCTAAAGTTTCCAGATGTTGGAGTTCCAAGCGCTGGAGTAATTAGCGTAGGGCTAGTAGACATAACCACATCACCAGTACCAGTTATACCATTACTTACAAGGGCTTTTGTACCATCTGTAAACACTGCCCTAGATGCAGTTAACGATGATAGCACAGGAGCGCTACTAAGTGTTTTTACACCAGCAACAGTTTGATTATTAACAACGTCTACGAAGTTAGCAGCTGTTAAAGTTGCCTGTGTCCAAGCACTGCCTGTCCACAAATACAATTCATTGCTTGTGCTATTCCAATATAACGCACCAACCAGCAAAGTGTTGCCATCATTATCTACCGATGGAGCAGAAGCTTTTGGTCCAAGATAACGATCATCAAAGCTGTCGTAGCTGGCAGCAGCAGAAGTGGCGCTAGCAGAAGCATTGCTAGCAGAAGTAGAGGCATTGCTAGCTGAAGTGGCAGCGTTACTGGCAGAGGTGGCAGCGGCAGCGGCAGAAGCAGCAGCAGATGTTGTCGAGCCAAACAACACATCAATGTAGTTCTTTGTAGCAGCATCTTGTGCCAGCGTTGGGTCACCCATTCCAGTGATCTTGCTGGTACCCATTGCAATAGCACCAGACATTGTGCCGCCAGACAGTGACAACTTCAGCGCATCGGCAGTGTCAACATATACTTTAGTGGCAGCGTCTTGATTTGCTGAAGGATCACCCATACCAGTGATCTTGCTGGTACCCATAGCAATTGCACCCGACATTGTGCCACCAGCTAAGTTGAGTTTTAACGCATCAGCGGTGTCAACATATGTCTTAGTGGCTGCGTCTTGCGCCAGCGTTGGATCACCCATACCAGTGATCTTGTTAGTCCCCATAGCAATGGCACCAGACATAGTGCCGCCAGCAAGTGCCAGCTTAGCGGCAATAGAATTGGTTACAGTAGTGGAAAAGCTAGCGTCATCACCAAGAGCAGCAGCAAGTTCATCTAGTGTGTCTAACGCTCCGGGAGCAGCAGCTACTAAGTTGCTGATAGAAGTATCTACATATGTTTTAGTCGCAGCGTCTTGTGCAAGTGTCGGATCACCTAGTCCAGTGATCTTGCTTGTACCCATTGCAATGACACCAGACATGGTGCCACCACTAAGGTTTAGTTTTAATGCGTCAGCAGTGTCAACATATCCCTTGGTAGCAGCATCTCCGGTATTGGTGGGTGATGTAAGATTGGTAATGGTGGCAGCAGTGCCAGCATCCATATTCAAACCACCGTTGATGGTGACATCGTTAAATGTAGAAGTGCCGCTAGAAGCTGTTACATTACCAGTAAGATTACCAGTGACATTGCCGACAACAGCACCAGTGTGCGTACCGGCTGTATTACCAGTGACAGCACCAGTAAGACCACCAACAAAACCTGTACTGGCTGTAATAGTTGTACCAGTAATTGCTTGAGCAGAAGAGCCACCAATCACTGCACCATCAATCGTACCAGCATTGATATCAGCAGACGCAATAACTGCTGCTGTGTTGACTGTCAAGTTAGTAACTGTAGCAGCAACAGGTGTTGTAGCTCCGATAACAGTGTTGTCAATAGTACCTGCATTGATGTCAGCAGTGTCAGCAACAAGACTATCAATGTTTGCTGTGCCATCAATGTACAGGTCTTTAAACTCAAGAGCAGCAGTGCCAAGATCAATATCGTTATCTGTGACAGGAACAATGGCACCGTCTTGAACGCGCACTTGCTCAACAGCAGCAGCGGCAACTTCAACAAATACACCAACACGATTGTTGGCAGTGTCTACAGCAACTTTGTTAAGAGCGTCAGAGTCTGCAATCAGGGTGACATAGTTACCCTCAGTGGCGCTGCCATCATGGCGGTGACCACTAGCAAGCAGGAAGGCATCACGCAACGCATTGAGTTCGTTATTGATTGGTGCTGCTCGTACAACGGCTGTTGGCACGATGTCGGCAGCAGATTGTCTTTGATATCCAGCCAAGATTATCTCCTGTCGTTAAATGAAAAGTTCAAGACCATACCTTGAATGTTATGACTGGCATTTGTATCAAACGTAACATACTTAAATGAAACAGAGAAACCAGAACCTGAAATGTTTGTCTTCACCACTGGTGAAGGGTTGCCATCGTATATAACACCACTATCGTACACAGCAGTATTATAATACGCTGCTGCACCAGCCGTTGTTATAGCATAGTTTGAGGGATTAAAAACATTAACGCTGTCTTCAAAGTCATAAGATACAGAAAAAACAATGTTAGTACTTCCTTCACTACGCAAGAATGTAGTTATATTGTAGAAGTTCTTGCGGATAGTGGGGTCTTCAAAGTAGAAATATGGAGTTTGATAGATGCTAAGAATTTCACGAGTATCAAAGTTGCTGCCAGTTTCTTGCTTATAAACCTTGCCATTAGATGCGCCATGAATAATAATTTCATTAAAACCAATGTAGCCACTGGTAGCGCATGACACCACCATGTCAAACAACAAGCTATATTCAAAGCCAGAGCCACGATCTGTTTTACGAATGCCACCAAGAAATCCAAACAAGCCTTCAGTTGGTAACATAAACCGAAACTGACTCTTCTTATTTAGCACGATCATGCTAACTGTCTCAGTGTCGATGCTACCTGCAACTAGTTCATCTACAATCGAAACAACAGTACTTTGTACCTGTTTAGAAATAGTCTCAAGTTCAATGTCACCAATACGAGCAGTGCCAGAGATTGGTCTAAATCCGTCATGGCTAAGAAATATTAAGTTACCAGCAATCTCAACAACACTATCAGAAGCAACACAACCAAGGTTGCTAGTAACTTCTTCAATCTTAAAGTCTGCAATACTTGTTCCAGAAAGACGATTGATTGCATTCTTACCGAAGATGTACAGCGAATCACGAAAGCTTTTAATTTGTACAATTGGAAAACCAACATTAATAACACCAGCACCATTGGCTGGAGTAAAGTCTGTCTCAGCCAGCGGTGCAGAGAAATATAAGTTGTAAGGGTCAGTTGTATCACCAGCTAGAAATAAATGATTAGCAAAATGCGTTACAAACTTAGGCTTTGCCGGTGCTGGTGAAGCAAGCTGTGTATAGGTTGTACCATCATAGACAGCAGCACGATTGATACCATCTGCCAGCACCATCTTATCGGTACCCCAAGACAGGTTCTCAAAACGAACCTTCTTGACACCAACCATTGTTGGACTACCAGCAAGGGTAATGGCGACCCATGCAGACGTAGAAGTATTCCAGCGATAGAAATAATCAGTCGATGGAGATGTGGGCTTACGGCAAGCAAATATCCCATTGTTAAGATTCTCAGAGATGTTTACACCAAGTACAGAACCTTCGCCGGGAACTGTGCCATATGTATTTGTATAGCCACTAATGCGGCGATATCCACCAGTAATAGATGGCTCATAATTAACAAGCTGAAGACCGCTGCCGGGATACAACTCTCCCTGCGCTAACATGTCCTTGTTGGTATCTAAGCCACCTTGACAGCTTACTTTATATGCCTGAATCTTATCAGCCATTCATCACCCTAGTGGAAAGAGTTGGCCTAGTCAGCATAGCAGATCGCACCGATAGCGGCTCATCCATGAGCAGCCTTCGCATTGTCTTAACGCCTTGTTCAAACTTATCTTTGTGAATAGAAGCGCTTTGCTCATTACTGCGAAACAGCATCATGAACATCATAGCGCCATCAATAATTACATTGTTGAAACGCTCTGGAATAATACATACATCAGAGAACAAAGAAAGAGAAGTTGGAAAGCTCCAGTATTTGTACTCAATAATATATGCTAAGTTTGGAGGTGGAGATACAATAAACTTATTCTCTTTAGTCTGGCTAACTATTCTAGGTGGTCCATATCCACCAGTGCCAGAAGATTCGTCTTTACCACGATATTCTTCAATGTATTGTGTATATGAAATAACTTCTAGATTGCCGGGTTCATTACTATTATTTAGCTGCTTAAGATAGAAGGTTTGCCAATCAACACTGTTCAAGGTTGCTGGAAAAGAATATGTTGCCTCACCAACAGTGAGGGTTTGTGGATATGTAACTAGTGTGAACGGCCATTCCTGTGCGGAATGCAACAGTTCCCTTACGGATGAATTGATAGAGTCTTTAGCAAGAGCTTGGACATTACGGGAAGCGGCAAAGTTTGTAGAGTCAAGCTCTACTTCATTTAAGCGCCGTAGCAATTCATTCGTAAGGGCAAGGTAGGTTGATGACATATTAGCTTTGTTAAAACAGAAAAGAAGAGGGCCAAAGCCCTCTTCCTAGTTACTAGCTATTAAGCCAGTTGGTCGCGGTCAACTTCATCGGTTGCAGGACGGCCATCAACATTCATCAACACAGCCCACACACGAGCAACACCAGAAGTAGGTGCAGTGGTAGCAGTGGCGATCAACAAGTCAATAGTGTCAGCAGTAGCGCCAATCACGACAGGCTGGAAAGCAGCAGCGTTCTGTGCATAATCACCAGCGGCAGCAGCGTCAGCATCAAAACCATCAACGAATACATCAGCGTCAACACCAGTGATACCCAAATCGAAAGTGGTGTCGCTTGACTCACCAGCGAGGAGCGTAGTGATTTCGATACCAGCATTCAAGATGACAGTATTGACGGGAACAGAGATGCACTCAATCACATCAGCAGCAGCCAAGGCAGAACCTTTAGCGGTTGCAGCAGTGGCAAAGTTAATAGTTTTATCAACCAGATAAGGCACGGAGCCAGCGGTGCGACCAGCAGTCGCGCCACCAGCAAGAGTTGTAACAGTAGCCATTTTAAATTTCCTTTATGTGTAAATATATAAACGGGGAAGCCTTGTGAGCCTCCCCTGTTTCATCAAGCCACGTTGTACTTGGCAGTCACGATGCCTTCAGGACGAAGGATTTTGCGACCATAGAGGTGCATACCGCGAACAATGTCAGCGAAGCTGTCAGGGTCACGATAGCTCTCGGTCTTGGTGATCTGCTGAGCAGTTGCAACAGCGCTGTCATGACCGGCAACCATAACACCATAGTTGGAGTTCTGGTTAGCGGAGCCAGCGGTGCCGGGACCAGTACCAACTTTTGGCAGGTTGTTTGACACATACACACGGAAGCCGTGCAGATTGTTGATGACCAAACCGTTTTGCAGACCAGAACCACCAAAGTCGCCATTCAGAAGACGGCTGTCTTCGTCTTTTAGCATCTCGATAAAGGTTGGGTCAACAACAACCCAGCGACCTTGCGTGTCAACAAACTGTTGATCAAGCAAACGACCCATGCGCGAAATCACCATCAATGGCGAAGCTGTAGCAGTGGGAAGAGCGGTAGCGCCGGGAAGGCGTGGAGCCAAAGGAATCGAATGATCACCAGCAGAAGCTGTGGTGATGTTGCCAAAGCTGCTCTTGATCAACTTCATTGTAGTCAACAGTTCGTCTGAACCGGCAGTGCTGACGGCTTTAGTACCGGAAGCGGCAGTACGAGCAGTGTCAGCATTTGCATGCTTAGCAGACTGTTGGAAGCCGGTCAGATAGCCAAGAACGTCTTGGTCATACTGGTCGCGCAGACGATAGGCGGCACGGTCAGAAGCCATCTGCATGAAATTCACATGCGAATGAGCAGCTTCGATGTCATCAATCTTGAATGCGTAGTAGTTAGCTTGGTCAACAACCAGCGAGAAATCTTCGTCATCGAGATCTTGAGCGGTGATCTGAGTACCACGAGCATAGGCTTGCACCGACACTTCAGGTTCTTTGATGATCTTAACGCTATCGCCCATTGCGGCGATCTCACCGAAGTAGTCACTGTTAGTGATGTCTTCAACGGTAGATGCTTTACGGAAAGCGAGTTGTACTTGTTTGCTATAAATTACAGCAGAGAAATTACCATTGGGTAAATTGCCGTAACCGGAAGCTGATGGAAAAGCCATTTTTAAATCTCCTATAGATATATTGGCATATATTTAAATACGCTGAACATACATACAGAGGCTGGCGTTAATGGGTGTATGTAGAGTGTTGAGTGCCCCCTCATCTACATAGGCCATCAAAACTTCAGGTAGTTCTGACAGTGCTATTTGCGTTACAGTTTGATCTTTAGTACAGGTTGCAAGCAAGTACTTAAGATACAAAGCAAAGCTACTCATGTAGCCTTGCTAAAAGTTATATCACTAAACTTAGGAAGTTGTCAAGCGATCTTAATTTGGTTGCGGAGGAGGGATTCGAACCCCCGATTCTTGGCTTATGAGGCCAAGCGGATGACCACTTCCATACTCCGCGCCATTAATTATTAAGTCATCGAGCTTTTCCGCTCAAATCATAAACAAATTTACCACTACGCATTGCTTTAGCAATATCTTCTTGGTGATGTTCGTACTGCTTTGATGTTAGTTTAGCAACTTCTGATTCATAAATTACACCATCTGTATCATTATCAGACGGGGCAGACTTACTACTGCGAGTGCCAACTCCTTGAGCAGCACTAGTATCTTCTTTAGGTTTCTTAGCCTTAGTCAAACCCATGTCGGCTTTGTAAAGATCAATGGCACGAGCAGCAGAACGAGCATCGTTATCATTCTCATACAGAGCCTGTTGAATCCAAGAAGGCTGTTCTTCAGCCCATGTATGGAACTCATCGGTGTCACGAATCTTGTCAAAGTCTGGATGCAAGCGGTTAAGTTCAAGCTCAGCTTTTTCACGAGCCGTTAGTTTCTCACGCTCATCAAGCTTATTAAGGCGATCTTCAATGGCTAACGATTGTTCCTTTGCTTTTTTAATTGCAATGGTTTCAACAATCTTTGCAACATCTGGATAGGTCTTAGCCCATTCAGCAAGATCAGATTCAGATGTGGGAAGCTTAATTTGTTTCTCAGTGGACTTAGTAAGTTGTTCTTTCAACTCATCAATCTGCTTTTGAAAGGTTGTTTGCTGCTGTTGAGAATGACGGCGAAGATCACCATACCGCTTCTTAAAGCTTTTCTCTTCAGCATTCAACGAAGAGTCATCACCCTCTTCAGTCTCTTCTTTCTTTTTATCAGAGCCTTCCATAAGGCGTTTCAGTTCAGCCTCTTCAGTTTCGATACGCTCACGATTTGCATTGCGTGTACCGAATGGAACCATTGCAGTCTTCTGCGTCTTTTGTTCAGCAACTACTTCTGTCATAAATACCTTTTAAAGTTGGGGCCATCTGTAGCTAGAAATCTAGGGAGTAGGTAGCCAATAATGGTGGGAAATTATTATTTACCAACCAGCCCACCACTGGCTTTGGTATCTATATTATATATCACTTACGAGAAGCAAGTCCTCTTTTAGCTTTAACTGCTGGTTTGTTTTTCTTTGTAACGAAGCCGCCTTTAGCAAGTCCTTCTCCTGCCCCAATACCACCACCTTCGTTTCCTGCGCCAGTAGTACCCCCACTGTAACCACTGTCAGCGCCTGTATTGCCACTGTAAGCACCTTGCGATTCCAAGCTAGTATCTACTTCAGGACCAAAGTTTGTTGTAGTAATATCTGGTGCGCTTACAGGACTACTAATTGCGCCAGTATTTTGAACAGCAACAGCTTCATTTTCTGCTGCAACGGTAAGGCCAGAATTATTCACACTTTCGGCAGCAATGGCAGCAGCCACACCTGCTTGTGCAGCGGATGTAGCGTTTGCTCCACCAAGCGTAGCGTTGGCAGCGGCTTGTGCAGCAGCAGCAACAGCTTCCGAAGAATATCCAGCAGCAACGGCAGCGGCAGCAGCAGCAGTGCCAGCATTAGCAGCTTGACCACCTGTGCCTTGAGGGCCAGCGGTGGCAGGTGTAGCACCGCCCGGAATACCCATTTCATTACCATCTACAATTCCTTGTACCACATCAGCCGCATCTTTTGCATAACCTTTATTTAATGTATCATTCATTTGTCTTCCAACAAGTCCAAGCAAAGGAACACCTGTTACCAGCCCAATTACCGTACCAAGAATACCAGCCTGTGTATTAGTAAGACCAGTATTAGCGGCAGTTACAACGCCTGTGTTACTAATACTTGGAACAGCACCACCTTGTGATGTCCCCGGTGCTGGTCCGCTTGTTGGACCATCTCCCCCACCGCCGGTATCGACAGTTTTACCAGCGGCTGCTTTTGCAGCCACAGCAGCAGGGTCTTCTATAGTTGGAAGAATACCCTTCTTAGCGATATAACCAGCAGGAACAGCCAGTAATGGTTTTCCATTTACATGCGGAATATAAATGGTGTTACCAGACTCGTTGGTCATGGTCACCATCTCAAACCCTTTAATTGGGGATGACTTATACAAAGGTGCGTTAGCGGGATCAACATAACCACCCTCAGCAAAGGCTGGCTCTTCAGTGCCCATGTCTTCGTTCATAATGGAATCAACTTCAGCACCAAATGTTTCATCGTCCATTTCAGACTCACCACCATGAAGAGCTTCAGCATTAGGTACTTCTTCAGCGTTACCCATCTGCCCAATCTCTTCCATCTTTTTCAAGCCTTCTTTGGCTTTGTCGCGCATCTTCATGAGCGTAGAAAGACCAATGTATCGAGTAACATCAGCAGGGAAAATAAACTCACCTTCACTTATTTGTGCATCAATGTCATCACGCACTTCTTCTTGCAAAGCACCGGGAGGTACATCATTGCCAGACACGGGGTCTACTGTGTTGCCCTCTTGCATTACGCCGCCTTCAGCAAGCATGCGATCTGTTTCAGTTGTGTACATTGATTTCATCCTTCAGATATTTAAGTTGCCTTAGTGCGCCAATTGCACCTTGCGCTTTAAAGACATCACTCATTTCATTTGATTGTTCCAGCTTACGCCGCTGCTGTTCAATTTGATATTCAAGCATTTCAACAAATGCATCCCACTGATGGGGAGCAGTGAGCATCCCCTTCAGCTTTGGTAGATATGTCTTATCGCTCATGCCATCGGAGCCTGTGGAGGTGCAGCAGAGAAGCCTTGTTCGCCCGGAACTGGAGCAGCGCCAACACCAATGTTGCCACCACCACCACCAGACATGTCAGCAACGCCCGGAGGTCCACCAACGCCTTGTGCTGGAACGCCACCGGCAGGAGGAGGTGTGGCACCAGATGTCTGTTGCAACAGAATGGCTTGCTTAGCTGCTTCTTCCATATTGTTAGTGACACGATCAGGGTCTAAGTCCATGCTCTTAGCAATTTCACGGATAATGTATGGGAACTTAGCAAACGGCATCAGAGATGGCTGGCTAGCTATCTGCAAGAATTGCATTAGACGCTGGCTGCGAACTTCATTTGCCATCAAGCTTTCAGTGCCACGAGCGTTAACTTCCAAGTCACCTTTAATCTCAGGGTCAAAGTCAAACTGCATGTTGAAGTTAAAGAATGCTTTACCCATTGGGCTAATAAGATAGTCATCAATGTTTTTAATGACAGTCTTTATTGAGCCACCGGCTGCGTTCATCAACATAGAAATGCCAGACGCTGTACGGCCTACACCGGACACTCCAGTTTGTCCGTGAGCAAACGATGGCATGCCAGTGGATTCATCAGCAAGCTGACGCGCCTTGTCAAACATCTGCATGTTTTCTTGAGACACGTTTGGAAACTTTGTACCGAAGATTGCTTGGCCGGGAGCGCCACCCTGACGGCGAAATACTTTGCCGGGATATACAGACATGTCTTGACCGGGCACCATGTTGGTTTCATCAACCTCAAAGATTAGATTGCCAGACAAGACGGCGTTATCAACGCCCATCCGCATGAAGCCATTCATCAATGTTTGGGTATCGTCCATGTTCTCAGCAACACCAACACCAGCAAGTGAGTATGGGTTCAGTTCGTATGGAGTTGCGTAGTAGGGAATACGAGATGGTTTAAACGGATTAAGGACAAGACGAATAATCTTGCCGTTGCAATACCAGATGTTGGCTTGCATCTCATCACCGTCATCAAACTCTTCAGGAACATCAATCTCGTTTTCTTTGAGCAGTTCAATGGTGACATTGCCCCAATACTCCAACACTTCAAAACGATCAACTCCATAGTTCGGAGCGTAGTCTTTCAGATCGTCTTCCCAATACTTTTTAACATAGGACTCACCCTGCTCAATGAGTTGGTCAATGACATTCTTGCGGAAATGTGGACGGCGTTTCAGAGCGCGAAGCTGAGTGCGCGACATCTTGTGTCGTTCAATAATATACTGACAATCTTCTGTGTTGCTAGCGTCAGGGTCCCAATAGAAGTTCCAAAGAGAAACATGCGAACCCTCTGGTACAGTTTTGATTACTGGCTTGTACTCGCCTTGATCTGTCCAGTTTGGATATTCTTTGTTGACTGCAAACGGACCCTTCATAACGCCTGTACCAAACAGTGCCATTTCAAATGCCGTAGCGCGAAGATGCTTACTCGCTCCACTCTCATCTAGCTGGTCATGGATTTTCTTCTCCATCTTCTTAGCAGCCACCATAGCTGGACTAAATGTAAGTGACGATGGTGTAACGCCCGGACCCTTCTTAAGACCTTTAACATCCTTAAGGTCTTCTTTCAAAGCACCAAGCATATCTTCAATATTGTCTAAGCTGAAGTCTTTGCCAATGCTTGCAGAACCCTCATCGCCAAAAGGAATGGAAGGAACACTAGGAGCAGCAGCAGGGTCAAAATGTACAGCTTCAAGAACACCATCTGGTAAAACAGAAGGGTCGATGCTTAACGGGAACTTGTTGTTAGAAAACAACACATCTGTAATCTGACCATAGGCAGCAAGCGTTTTAGTCTTTGTAACCTTTACAAACACCCTGCTCTTTTCAGTAGAAGTAAACTGTACATCAGCACCATACAAACCACGATAGTTCCGATAAGCTTTGAGCCAACGAGTTTCATCAGATCGGCGGCTTTCTTCAGAACGACTAAATCGTTTCTCAATAAAGCTAAGCAAACTATCCCCCTTGAAATCATCTGCTTTTTTAGAAGCATCATCAAGGGCTAATGACTTATCATTAGAGGGTTTATCAATTAGTGCCATGTATTTTCCACATTAAATTTATTGTACCGTTGAAGGTATACCATCAATAACCCATAACAGGGTCTGCAATAATCATTCCAGATTGAGAAGTTAGTGGGTTATAATCAAATAATCCGCTACGAGGACGGCTCATAAGCCCATAACGAAGGGCATCATAGGTGTGATCATTGCTCACTTTAGTGTTGATATCCTCTGGATTCACCTTACTTAAGGGCAATGTAGGGAGGTCACCAATGATCTGAATACATGTGTTAAAGAATGTAATGCGTGGATTTTCAGTAAAACCATCCACTTGCAAGCGCCTATGCACCTCATTCTTACCAGCAACACGGCTACCAGAGCTACGATCAGCGGGTCGCCAGCGGCATCCCTTCATAATCATACGCTCTGCAATGGATGGACCAGTGTCGCCACGCTTATGCCAGCAACTACTGTCCAATACACCATATCTAATCTTCTCATTACTTTCAAGATTCAAAATCTTGACGGCTAAATCCTCTGCTAGCACCTTGCTAACGTACAATTCTCGATATACCACCACAGAATCGTCAGGAGCTACAGCAAACCACAGCACAGCGCTGTAACTTCCGTAGCCATAGTCGCAACTTCTGAATCTAGGCCAGCTATGTGGTATTTCGTAGGGTTCAACAACGTGAATCGCCCTGTTAAACTCAGAGAAAGCTGCACCTTCTGCAATATCCCAGTTGCCATCAAGCAATTGCTTGCGTTGATGCTCTGGAAGGGACAGCAGCATGGCCTCATAGTCACCAGACTCAGCCAAATACGGGTTATCTGACAGCTTTGCTGGTATAAACTTGCGTTTAAATAGCGCTTCACCCTCTCTGCTATGCCCTTTAGGGAATCTCATCACCTCGCCTGTCTCAATATCGGTGGCAAGGAACGATTTATTCGGTGGAGAAGGAAGAATAAACATCTTCCTAACCCATTGGTGGCCGGGACCACCCGGATTCGTAGTGGCTCTCATGTACAAAGGCAGATCATGAGCAGCAGTACGCAGCCGTGAACGCATATAGTTGTACGCAAAGGGGGTTGCCCACTGTGTAAGCTCATCAAAAGCTATGTACGAGAAGCTCAAACCCTGATATCGCATAACGTCTTCATCTCTATCGAGGTAAGACATCCACAATCTAGCGCCCGAAGGAGCTTGCCACTGCATCTTTCGCTCACTCCACTTGATGCCGGGATATATCTTTGGATACATCTCCTGACTTTTCCAAATCAGTTCACGAAGTTCCTCAGTAGTGTGGCGTAGAACAAGTCCAGAAAACTGTGGATGACCCATGTAACGCAACGGGTCTGCTAAAATCGCATAACTCTTACCACCACCAGCAGAGCCACCATACAATACTTCACGCTCTGGCGCTGCTAAGAAAGAAGTCTGTGGGCCAGCATTAGGCTTGAAGATGATGTTCTGTAATTCAACTACGGGTGCTGCTGTCGCTGAAGGTATTTCTGATGGCTCCGTAACGATCTGTGGTAAAGAAACTTTCTTGGCCGGTGCCTGTTCTTTTTTCGTACTCTTCCGCTTTCTTAAGGGCTTCTTCGTACCTGTCGGCAAGCTTTCTATAAGTAGACGATTTTCGTTTGTGGGACTGCTCATTTTTTAATCGTTTAGATAAACCGACATGGCTGATTTCTCGACCAGTTACTTTCGTTAGCCATATAGCCACCTTTCGCACAGCGTATTGTTTAACATACAGCTTTGCTTTTTCAAGCGCTTCAAGTTCTTGTGGTATAGGGATAAGCCAGTTGTCATCGTTCTCATCTTTTCTATAACCAAAAGGAACTGTCCTAGCCAATCGTGGAATAGGAACATATTCTTTTTTATCTTCTGGTTGTGGCAGTATCCATTTACCAAGCTCAAGTTCTTGCATCAGTCTTCCTCGCGTTCCTTTGCTGGCAAGATCATAACACCATTTGTAGCTTCAACTTGAATCTTATCTGTTTTGGCAAGACCAGCACGATCAAGCAAATCTTTGGCAGCACTCATCTTCTCTTTGATGCCAAGCTCTGTTGGGTCAAGAATACCATCAACCATAGCAAGAGCAGCGCGTGGCGCATTCATTGCAATGTAAAGCTGAGTGGCTTCAATGATTTCTTCTTTGAGATAGTTGGTGAGCAGACGGCTGTTGTAGCCCTCAGAGAAACCAGCTAGCTGTTTAGCTTTGTTGATGCTACCTTTGGCTTCACCAAATAATACATCAAGGAATTTCTTATGTTGTTCTGTAAGTTCTTTTGCCATTTTATTCTTTCGTTATTTGGTTGCTGCCAGATACTCTTCTTTAACTTTGACAGATACGGTGATGACGTTGGCAACAGAAGCTAAGCCACGCAGAGTGTCATTAGGCTGAAGAATGAATCCGTCTGTCAGTTGAAGAACGCTATTTGGATACATCACCACTTGCTCAGCAATGGTGTAAAATGTTGTAGTCTTTGAGTCATACCAATCAAGTGAGAAGGTGACATTGCTGCTAGACGCATTAGAAACAATAATGCTGTCTACGCTAGCTTCAAAGCGTGAAGGTACGGTGTAGACAGTGCTGTTAGTTGTCAGCAACTCCTTACCAAGTGTTCTGTTTTTAGATGCCATGTTTATGTAAGATCATAAAAAGTAAGAGAACCAATACCACCACCAGTTCCTGTCAATGTTCTAGCAGCCAGTGTATAAATATCACTATCACCAGCTAAAGAACTGCCAAGTTGTAAATCCCAGTTGTAACCAGACCCTGTAGCTAATGGCACTCTACCTGATTTTCCTGTGGTAAATTCAGTGTAACAAATAGTTCCACCACTCATTGATGTTGATGCTATATCTTGTTCAACATTATTAGTAGAAGAAGCTGTTGTCCATGTTGGCGTTGTTAGTGTTGTATTTTTAAACAGGGCCAACTCATAATTATCCGAAGTGGTTGGTAAGAAATTTAAATTGTATGGCAAAACTACAGCACCAAATGCTGCTGAGGCTAGTCTAATAGACACCAGTGGCTTGAATGTTGTTGTTAAAAATGTACCTGTTGTAGCAGATGTCATCCTAGCTGAATGTTCTTGTGACACCGCTTCATATCCACCTTCAGACATTACTGAAGAACAAATTTGTTTCAATGCTGATGAAGAAGCTACAGTGCCAGTATTAGTAATTTCATACCTGACAGGCAAGATTGCTGTTGTCATATACACAGCTGTTTGCTCATTGGCATTGTGAAACGTATGAGCAACAATAAACACTCCATTGATTACAAATCCACACCTAACACTACCAACACCCAACCATTCAAAATCTAGAAATAAAATCTGAGTTTTAGTTAAGTCTAGCGTAATTCCGCTAGAACCTGTACCATCTAGCTTATCCCCATTCCAACTAGCCTTAGCTGCATATCGCGCATCACTTGCGCTGCCGCTTGTGGATGTTCTTAAAACAAATGTAATGCCATTAGCACCTTGTTCTAAGAATACACCATTGCCTGTATTAAAGTAACCAACTCGCTGTCTTAGATTGGTCTTGGCTGTATCCATTTTAAATGTAGCCAACAACAACAAACTCTTACCCGGCTGATAAGGAAACACTCTGAATGTCTGTCTTACTACTTCATCAGCTGAAGTTGTTGACACAGCCATACTTACAGAAGACTCATTAGATAAATGAGTGGCTGCTCCACTACCAGCAGTAGAGGTGCTAAACTGCCCATCAATAGCATATCTGTTCTGACTATCGAACAACGTGTAAGGCTCACTAACACGAAGTCTACCAAAGGCATCTGTGTTAGTACCGCCAAAGCTAACAGTGTTGCCACTGCTAGCAATGCGTACAAGTTCTGGATAGGAGGTTATGCTCATTATTTCTTTTTCTGTTTCACTTTAACTTCAGACAATATTTCAAACGATCTTTAAGTTTGACTACCAACAGCTTTACACTTTCTAAAGTTTCTTTAATGAAACGCTCTATATTATCTTTCATTTCTTAGCTTTCTGTGTTGGTGGTACTGAAGCGCCACAGTTTGCCATGATCATGCCGCCTTTGGCATACTTTTTAGCCATGCCACCTTTGTTAAAATCCATAGCATCTGATTCACGATCAGCAGCTTTTTGAATGCTGTCGCGCATACTTTCGCTACTCATTGGTCTTTTCTTATTGGCATCAATTCTGTTTTCAACTTGCTTCTTGCTGAGTGAACCTTCGCGTTCTTTCTCTTTCAAAGACTTAACTGTTTCTTTGTTTTCTGATCTGCGTTCAAGTTCCATTTTAGAATAGTACTTATCGTCCGTTTCACCTGATTTGGCAATGGATTCAAGCTCAGCCTTTTTCTTTGAAACCATTTCCCTCATTTTAGTTAGATGCTCAACCTCAGATTGCACAGCGCCGGTAGCATCTTTCTTAATTGCCTTTGCTGCAAATTTACCTAGAATAGACATGATTATTTACCCTTCTTAGCTATTGGCTTAGCAGCTGGCTTAGCAACACCAATCATGATGGCAATAGCTGGCTTACCACCCTTGCCCTCTTTAGCCATACACTTACCGGCAGCTTTACATTTGGCTGGTGTAGGGCATCCCTCACAAGGTTTAAACGCTTTCTTAGTAGCCATTATCATTTACCTTTCTTAGCCGAAGTGGGTTTCTTAGCCACACCACCCTTAGCCATCATTGGTGTCTTCATTGCATAACCACCACCCATCATCTTTGTCTCTTTATGCTTGGCTGTGCGGCTACCCCTTACAGGCAACATTGCACCACCCTTGTTCATTGTAGGCTTAGCAGCTGCTTTCTCAACAGCGTTGGCTTTGTCGAGATAGGTGTTACGGACAGCTTGTGGCAAGCTCTTGTCTTCAGCCATCTTACGGAATCGTGCAGCCATTTGTTCAGGAGTTTCAGTAGCCATTATATTTCTTTCAATTAAATAATGCTGTTAGTGCGATCTATACAGACAACCGCTACAGCTTCAATAGGTTTGTCTTTCAACAAAACCACCAACTCTTTCATTTGCATAGACGCTGCAAGTTTGCAGCTTCCTATGTTGGTGTGCATAACATATGGCTCTCGTTCTAACAAAGTACACACCTGTGCCATGCATACAATGAACTGCGCTATATACATAACTAACGATATTTAGCCGTCTTCTTTGCTACGCTCTTTGGCTGAGCAACAAACTGTTTACCCTTTGCTGTGCCCTCACGCTTGGCTTTGGTGGTGGCAGCATATTCCTGTGAAGACAAAGCCTTGATGGCCTTCTCAGGCAGGTAGCGCTCCCCTGTCTCAGAGGAAGGCTTACCAGACTTTGTTTTCCATTTCTGATCGCCCCAATCCTTCAAAGACTTCTGAGGAGCTTTCATTTGTATCCACCACCCTTAGCTTTATATTCTTTGGCAACCATCTGCGCCTTACGAGCGCTCCACTCGCCGGGGTCACCACCCTTGCTACCAGCCTTCACTTTAGCCACCAACGCCTTACGCATTGTTGGTTTGGTGTAATTGCCAGCAGCATTAACAGTAGATTTTATTTTCATTATTCACCTTTATTGGCACACCCCCAGAGATTCGAACTCCGACTAACAGTTTTGGAGACTGCTATGCTGCCGTTACATCAGAGGCATATTCTTAACAAGTATTACCACTTAACCTTATCAGCCCAATAGGCTGCTGACATCTTGCCTTTAGCAATGTTGCTGGCATGCCTAGCCTTGAAGCTCTCTTGCCTGTTCTTGTCCTTCTCAGTCTTTGGAGAAGCACCAGCACCGCTAACACCCTGCTGTCCAAACCTAATGAGCTTCACGCTGTCACCCTCTTTGGCTAACACAACATGACTCTTAGTTGGATGCTTCGGTGTAGCTTTAGGCTTGTTATACCCTGAAAACTCTTCTTTGCCACGTTTAATCATTAGTAACGACCCTTGCCTTTCCTATCGCGCCAGCCCTCAGCCTTCATAGCCGCTTCAACTCTGTCTAACGGAAAATAGAAACCTGTATGCTTTTCCAGCGCCGCTCTAACAAAGTAAACATCAGAATGAGGGATGTGAACAGTTTCAGCTTTGTCTTTATATATAGCTTTATAGACATGAGTCGCCGCGCTATAGGGTAACACATCAAGAAGACCTGCATTAATCACTTGTTCTTTTGTTGAACAAACATTCAGTTTAATGGCATTAGTGCATTTCATATCGTGAATTATTATTGTTATTCTATCTATTGTCTACTATATAGACTTTAAAGCTCTTTAGCGCTACAGGGATTCATTAATTACTATATTAATTGTTTGTTGTTTGTTACACAGAAGCTACAAGCATCATCAGCGTTGTTGTCTTCTAAGCCCCCTAATCCCCCAATAGAGGTAGTTTTACCGTTTTGAGAAATCTTGTCAAGTGTTATTTTTACATGGTGTTGCTTTCATGTTGAATTGTAGCACACTTAGGAAGACAAACAACAATGGCCCTAGTGCAAATAGCATCCGTCTATGTCTGCTACAGCATAGCTTAGCATGGATTAAACGACTGTGGTGGCATTTGTTTTAGATGGCTGAGGGGTGGGTAGCTTAACCACTTTAAACGCCTGTGTTATTGCTCTCCACAAATCATAGCGTGTGGGAATGGCTGTAGAAAGCTGTGTGGTTAACAGACTCATTTTCCTGATTTTTGAGTGTGGCTGTATACATATAGCGCCGTACCCCCCACTGGCCCACACCCGCCCACGCTTAGCCGCGCACTGGCGCACACTCGCGCAGCCCTGCACATCCAGCGGCAGGTGAGCGCTACAGCCCTGCGTAAATTCACCCGTCATTCAAAAGAGTCTTAAGAATCAATGACTTATAAGACTCTTGAAACTGATTCAAAATCAGCTGCGACATGATATGTTACTGACTAACCGGTCATTAAATACCATACCCCTACACTGTGAAGGGTCGGTATATCTATATCCCTATACATCGTATAGTGACTACTCAGTCTACATTGCAACTAATGAGTCAATGCTGCAATGCAATAAACGATGCAAATAATCAACAGCTTATATATCCCAATGCTGCAATGCAACAAACGACAATGTTGATGAAAGCCTCGCACAAACCGAAGGCTTGTCTACGCCAAGCTTCAGGCATACATACGCAGCAGCTTTGCTGCCAACAACAAACAACAAAACAATTAAATGACGAAAAGCCTCGCATGACATAGGCATCACTCGCGCATGTAATGCAAGCGTCATACGCCGCAGCTTTGCTGCCTGAGAAACCCTACACTTGACAGGGCTATTGAAATGTTTGTATAATTGAGGCCGAAACAGCGATGTTGCTGCTTCAAAACGCTACACTACCGAAGGTAAACACCATGAAAAAATCACTCAAACGCATTTTCTTTATCTATAGCGAAGCTACTCTCGCTGTGTTCTTTGCCGCCATGTCACTGCTTGAAGTAGCTTGCTACTTTGCTATTCCGTCATCGGTAAGCTTTGCTGGTGAGCTTGCCCTAGGTGCTGCAATAGGCTTTGCCTTGATGACAGTTGTGTTGGTAAATGTAATTTACCGGAATGAAAAGCGTAACAGCATTAACATTATCTGAAAGATAAACATCATGCAAACCGAACAAATTATCACTGCCTTACACAATGCGAAGCTGTACGAAGCAGCGAAGCTGCAATGCAATAACTCTAACATTGACAAACTGTCAATGATTATTGCAGTGGCGACAGGGAATGTTGCAACATACAAAGTATTGTATGAAATGTTTTGCGAATTGCAAAGCGGCAGCCAAACCTACAACATTATCTGAAAGATAACATGAAACATTTGCTCAATTGGCTGACAAACCCTCAGCCTGTGTCATTAATGACATTCATGTCACCCGTCATAGTGCTTGCTGTGATGTTCGCCATTTTCACTTACTGAAAGTAACTTATGCAAATCGTCACATTGAAAACCGCCAAAATTGGTGAATACATTAAACGCAAAGCTGACAGCAAAGCTGTATACATCAAGGGTGCATATGACAGAACGACAAAGTCGTTTAGCTGCATTGATGTCGAAGACATTTGCCGTGAGATATTTATCAAGGCTGATAAGCCTGTCGTAATCGGCTTCACATATTAAATCGTAGATTTACCTGAAAGTAAACAATGCAAACTATCCGCAACATTCTCGCAAAAGCCGTAGGCTTTACAGTCATTGGTAAGGGCAGCAAGAAACGCCATTACACATTCACATTCAGCGAAGCTGCTGAGTGGGCAGCATGCTATGGCAGACATGGTGGTGCAAGCATATACAAGGGTGGCATATGGGTAGCATCCAGAGGCAAGCATACGAAACCGCAGGTTTATAAAGCTTGGGATGAAAGCCCTAGACTTGACAGGGTTATTGCAAAGTCGTTATAATTGAGGCCGAAACAGCAATTTCGCTGTGTCACTTACCATAGGTAAACAAATGGAAATTATCGTTGAAATTAAAAATGTCTACGGAGTAGAGCAAGTCTACCCTGTATGCAATAAAGCAAAGCTTTTTGCTTCAATTGCAGGGACTAAAACACTTACTTACAAAGTACTTGCCGATGTTGCGGTACTAGGTTACAAAGTAACCTTGAAAGTGCCAACATTCAATCAATCCCACATTTTGCGTTTGAAAAATTATTCCTGAAAGGAAACACATCATGTTCAAGTCTAAAGCTTTGCTTTCCATCAATGCCGATGCAAAAACTAGCAAGGGTGAAACCTTCGGTTTTCTGACAGGCATTCTCTATCTAGCACCTTACCTTTCCACAAAGTGGAATACATGCAGCATGGCTAAGATCGCTGAGTGCGGCGAAGCTTGCTTGTACACTGCTGGCCGTGGTGCGATGTCCACTGTGGCAAATGGCCGTATCAACAAAACCATTTGGTTTTTTACTGAACGAAACAGCTTCATGCAACAGCTTGCTGTAAACATTCGACAGCTAGTGAGCAAAGCTGCTAAGCAAAGCTTAATCCCATTGGTTAGACTCAATGGTACTAGCGACATTCGCTGGGAAAGCGTAGCTTTTACAGACACCGATGGTGTGGAATACTCTAGCATCTTCGATGCTTTCCCTACAGTGCAATTCTACGACTACACAAAGGATGTGAATCGTAAGGCTTTGCCTTTAAATTACGATCTTACATTCAGCTACAGTGGTGTTGTAGGCTTTCAGCCTTTTGTAAACAAAGCCATTGAAAATGGTATGCGACTCGCTGTTGTTTTCCGTAGTGTTGCTGCTATACCGAAGGTATTTAAAGGCATGTCGGTCATCGGTGGCGACAACAGTGACATTCGTCACTTAGAGGATAAGGGTGTGGTTGTTGCGCTGTATGCCAAGGGCAAAGCGAAGCTTGATATGACAGGCTTTGTCGTTGATGCAGCTAAGCCTGTATTCATGCTGCAAGCCGCCTAAGCTTAGGCATTCCGTGTAAGGTTGCGAGTCAGCCTTATGCAGAGTGTCTGTGCCATGATGATGCGAATAGCCATGTGATGATGGGTTGCATTGTGGCACAGGGATCTAGGCCAAGCTAAGCATATGTTATGCGAGGCAAAAGCCGACTAAGTTGTAGGGTTGTTTTTCTGCAACAGTTGACAAGCGAAGCAAGATGTTTGTATAATGTAAGGGCACTGATCGTAGTGCAGCAAGTCGCTCTTTAAAAATCTAATGCTAGTGTCGGTGAGGGTGTGTGTTTCTTAGCAGGGCATGCATCACCACTATGGACTAGCCCAATCTGTACAGGGTGAATGTACAGGGCATGCTGACATATCATGCTGATAATATGTGAGTGAATCCATTGTGGCTGTTGGGTGATGGCTAGACAATGGGTTTCAGACAGTGTATTTTGATGCATTGCCTGAAGCTATTTCGCTTCGCTTTCCTATAAGGAAATAAACATGGCTAAAACAATTATCCCTGTCACTGCTGGTGTATCAACATGGGGTGAGAGTGCAGACTGTACAGTCAGGGCACTAGCTAACAGCACTGGTCTACGATATGGCAATGCCCATAACATACTGCGTCAACATGGCAGGAAAGACAAGCGAGGCTGCACCTGTAATGTGTGGCACGATGCATACATTTCCAATGGCATGTCACTGGTAGGTGTCTACGGCACAACCAAAGGGGCACGATACCTAGCGAAGAAGATATCTGTTGTGGCACAGAATGGCACAACCCTTGGCAGCATATTGCCTAAGCTTACAAATGGCAGCTACATAGTCATCATTACACGGCATGCATTGGCTGTGGTCAATGGTGGTGTCGTTGACATGAATTTAAATCGGTCTAACAGCCGTGTCATTGCAGTGTATAAACATTCCTGAAAGGAAACATATTATGACTTATTGCCAAAAACACAATTATACAATTACCCTTTACCCATATGGTGAGGATGTGGGCATGGGTATCGTCAAGATATCACCCTCTACACAGTATGGGTATTGGGAACATGGATACGGCAGCGAGGGTGGTGGGCTGTGGTTTGAGGGTAAAGAACTGGCAGATTTTGATGGTGATTATATGCTGCCAAAGGCAGTGGTTAAAATGCTGCGAGATAATGGTTATGCATTAGATGAATCGTTTGATTAACTCCTGAAAGGAAACATATTATGTTAGGCATTAATGTTAGAAACACAAAGGACAAACCCTTTGCTGATTTAATTGTCGATGGTTTTAAAACTATAGAGACACGGGAAAGCAATAGCTTATATCCCTATGTTGGCAAGCGAATAGCAATTGTCAGGACAGGTATGGGTAAGGCATTTGCCATAGGCGAAGTTACTATCACTGGTTTTAGTTGGACAAATAGTAAATCAATTTTCGATACCTATCAGCCCCTGCACATGGTGACTGAGGACAATGCCTTTTATTTTAAAGAAGGCACAGGCAAGTTCATGTATTTCTTAGAGAATGCTGTGCGTTATAAAACACCTGTTGCTGTTGGCAAGGGTATAGTGGCTAGACAATTAATATCCTGAAAGGAAACATATTATGAAAGTATTCGTATACTTTAACCTGCACCGCAAGCTGTTCAGTATCAAGGCACTTGAGGGTGACATGAAGGGGCGTGTCATAGCACATCGTCAACAGGTGCTGCTCAATGATGCGACATTCAAGGTGTCTGAGGCAGGACGGCAGCGTGTCATCCGTGAGCGGCGTAAGAATGTACATGCTGGTGTCAGTGGCACATGGTTTGGCGATGATGATGTTCAGGGCAGGACTATTGCATTCACCACCATCAATGGCTCTGCCATTATGTACAACCCTTACAGGTACAGCACATTCGTTCACTTGTATGGTGAGCATCCGATAACATCTGCCCGACTTGTAGCGCTGAATGTCAGCGACAGCAAGCGTCCATCCATCCACACTTGGGACTAAATAATATGTTACTTAAACTAGGCATATGGAATGTTCGCATTGTTAATATTGGCGATCAATATGGCGGGTGGCGTCTTCCTAATGACAAAGCACCGATGGTAGAGTTCTACGATAATAGATATCCGCATACTGACTATGGGCAGTTTGTCTCACGCTATTATATCTCCACTATACTTAGTCAAGACAGCCGTGGAGGTGAGTACTCTAACGGACTGTGCCTAGATGGTGGAGTGCCAGCATGGCAGGTATCTGCTGAGGATATGGCACAGGTTATAACCTTTCTGAAAGAACACAATGGAAACACCTAAATGTTATTACAGCTTTTCTCAATCAGCCGATGACGATATTAATAATTGGAGCGTCATTGTAGATGGGTCACCAATATGCAGCAAGCGTACATTCCCTGAAGCTGTGCGCTGTGCTGAGAGTTTTAAACTAAACCCTTGCCTATACTTTTGGAATGGTGTTATAGGACAGTTTGTTCAACTAGGTATATTGAAGAGGTGAGAGCATGACAACATACATAGACATGTTTAATGTAGACAACTACTACACATGGGAGATGGCAGAGTTACAAGGTGCTGTATACACAGTGAAGATATACTCTGTTGATGACCCCAATGAGTTTCCCGGCTCATATATTATATCAGACATACTTGATGCCATCAATGTAACATGTGAGATGTTAGATGGTAGCCCACATGTTAGAACCCGTATTAGGAGCGAATAAAATGGCTAAAGCAGAACAATCCCACGAAGACCAATTAAGCAATGTATTTTTTGCGGATGCATTTCCCGATGCTGATAGTCCCGCTGAACTGTATCGCCAAGTGTACAAATACACCGCTTGTGGTGCATATCTAAGTATGCAAATCGAATACTACAAAACCATAGAACCCGATGGGTTTAATGACTTTCCTTTTGACAAACTTATCAGCGAGTGGGTTCATAGTGACGCACTACACCAACTTGGAACTTGGAAAGACTTAGACCAACAGGGAGTGCTGGTCACTGCAATGATGGTTGGCAGCATTGTCGAAGGCATAGTCCAATGCACAGAAAGTATTGAAGTCGAAGCCAATCAATTGGACGAAGAACCAGAGGAATTTCACAAGCGCTTTTATGCTGCCTTGGGTGAAGTTGAACAGGAAGCTGAGTCTATTTGGAATGATACTCATGGATGCGAAACATGTGCCGAACATTGGGGCATTAACCTTGACGAAAAACTGTCCCCTGTTTGGACTAAATGCCCTGATTGTCAAGGGCATGGTACACCAATTTAATTATTAGGAGCAAATGAAATGGCTAAAGTAGTATTTGAAAACAATCAATATATTCTCAGGAATGATTGGGGTATTGATGATGTTCGTGCTGTTATAGAATCCACTGACAATGCACGAATTAAATCTTTCACAGATGACGATTGTGTCCGTGTGCTTGAGATGGTAGCGGAGAGTTTCGATGCTAACTATGGCATCACATGGGATAGTTTGGAGCATGCCATCACTACATATATAGAGGATTCAAAATGAGTGACGCAGTTATATACTTGCTGCACATGATTGAGATCGTTATACTTTTTATTATCCATTGATGGAGCATTGCAAATGAAAACATTTACAATAGTTATGACCCGTACAGTTTATCAATGTGCTGAAATTGAAATAGAAGCGTCCTCTAAATCAGAAGCTGTGCAGCAAGTATTAGATACTCCAGAGCAGCATGTGTGGGAGACAGACTTTATATTAGATTATGAAATTGCTTACCTAGAGGAAACAAAATGAAACTAGAAGATGTTCAGATAGCGTTATTCGCTGCATATGATCTAAGTAATTCCATGATTGTCATGGGTTTAGGTTCACGACCAACTGAGAATGATACATTTGAGGAAAGCATTGCAGTGATCATTGATTTTTTAATTAGTCTTGAAACACAAATAGTAGAGGAATCAAAATGAAACAATCAGACTATTCAAGACTTGAAGACATGTTAGGTCGTGCCTATGAATTGGCAGTACAGGTGGTGAACGGAGACAAGGCATCCATCTCACTTGCTGAGGAAGTATCAGGTGAGTGCGCTGAGTTGCTAGCTCTAATGGATGGCGACATGGGTGCATTCGGTGAAGAGGAATTAATCGATAAAGAACTGCAATCTCTGGCTTTCGCATTAAACAAGGAAACAAAATGAAAACATTCACAGTTATTGTATACTCCGATGCAGGGCATGCATGGGGTAAGGTGAAGCGTCAAGTGCTGGTGAATCTAGGCATTGCAGACAAGGTGTCTACATACAGCTACCAGTACAAGGACAATGTATATCTTGAAGAAGATTGCGATCTTAGGCTATTAATGGAGGCACTGCCTGAAACAACTCGCATTAAGTTTGTTGAGAAGCACACTGATAATAACAGCCGCATCCGTTCATACTCTAGTTACTCCACAGAAAGCGCAACATGATTGATACTAGAGTGCCATCAATTACACTGGTATATAAACTAGTGAACGCTGCCATACATGAGTTTAAAGATAAAGAATATGAAGAGGCTATTGAGTCACTTGAGATGGCGAAAAGAACTCTTGAGGATATAGCAGATGTCTAATCTAATAAAGGTTACAATTTTCTGTGCGTTAGTATTAGCATCTAATGTAGCAAACTTTTGGGCAGGTGGTGAATATGAGCGCATGAAGCAAGAGCTTGTTGATGCACATGTTCAAAGTAGATGTTATGCTAAAGATAAGTTCGAAGCCTTCGTGGCTAAGGATGGTGTGGACTACGCTTGTTTCAAACAAAACATTGAGACAAAGAAGATTAGCAGATCATCAATTGTGTTAGATAATTAATATGTCACTAGAATATATGCTTGGATATATGCAAGGACGCAGAGGACAATTTCGTTTCCGGCAAAATGTCAGTGATGAATACAATGCCGGATACTTAAAAGGGTTTGCGTTATATGAGGGTGACATAATGATACTGAGACAACTAGTTAATAGGTACAACAAATGACAAAGAAACAATACACCATTGCAGATATATTACATACCGCTGCTGATAAATATTTAGTTTCTAATTCACGATATGAGGCAGATCATTTAAAAGAAAGGTTCTCATGCTGTGCAGTCTACTATGCCATCCGTGACATAACTGGTAACTTTTATGGTTTTGATTCAGAAATATTGCGTGATCAAGTCATGAAAGGATTAACTAATATGGGATGTAAAGTAGGAAGTCATACTTTGTTTGAGAAATATGGCGACCAACCTGATGTGTATGAAAGCATCACCCACGATGTGCAAGGTATGCGTTATATGTGGCTCAAGTGGGCAGCACTGATGGCTGAAGAGCAAGGGATTTAAAATGAAAGGCGCTTATATGATTACCGCAATTGATATCAATGACTTTGAAATCCATCCTGTCCGTGAGCTTTACAAGTGTAGGCCAAGGAGCTATGTGCAGCTACCAACTGGTGATGTGTTCTACTACGATCACATTGACGGCTCGTACAGCTACTGCCTGAACATGTTCGGTGAGGTGTGTCACTTGGCTGCATGGCAGAGTGTGCATCCGCTTGAAAGGGTCAGGCTTCGAATACCAGCACTTGATAAAGACCCTTCACCTGAGTCGGACATTACTTGACAAACATTTAACTTATCGTTTACACTCTAACCCCTAGCAGCAATGTCGCTGTGTCTTTTAAGGAAACTTCAATGTCTAAACATGTCATCTTCTCCCGCAATGCAAACAACACGGCCCTGACAACAGAGCGCATCCAACAGCTATCCCCTGCTGTGTTTGCCACTACCAAGCATGACCGCTTGACTGATCGTTATGTTGCGCTGCACACTAGCGACCTCATCCCTGTGATGCAGGACTATGGATATGCTCCAGTGCAAGCAGCACAGAAGCGTAGCCGTAAGGTAGCTGCTGAGCATTCGGCCCACATGATTGCCTTTGCTCGTACTATCGACACTGACTTTGCTCAGGGTGATGTGCGTCCTGAAATCATCTTGTACAACAGCCATGATGGCAGCAGCAGCGTCAAGTTGTTTGCTGGTGCATTCCGTTTCATCTGCTCTAACGGCATCGTTGCTGGTGACGGCTTCCAGAATCGTATGTATCACAACACCTCTGCATTGTCAGGCTTTGAAGACATGCTGCGTAACACAGTGGCTAACCTGCCAGCTATGATGGAGCGTATCAACCTGCTCAAGAGTGTGCAACTGTCCAGTGCATCAGCGTATGAGATGGCTAAGCGTAGCGTTGCTACTCGTTGGGACATGTACGATACACAGGAGAAGGGTGTCTATGCCATCGAGAAAACCATCACCGATGTGCTTGCCATCAACCGCAATGAGGATGACCACATGGATGCATTCACTGTGTTCAACCGCATTCAAGAGAGCGTCATCCGTGGCAAGGCATTCGTCAAGAGCCTGACTGAGGCAACACCATACGGCTCTATCCGTAAGGCTCGACCCATCAACAGCGTGAAAGAAAACATCCGCATCAATGGCGAGTTGTGGGACATTGCTGAAGAGATGGCTGCGTAACTAGTGTAGTACTTGATGCACATCATTTAAGTATGGTGTGCATTGACAACAACACAAGGGGTATATGTATGGATAAAGACTATGCAATTGGCATGTTCATTGGCACAGCTATCGGTGATGCGCTTGGCGCACCGCTAGAATTTACACAGCCAAACACAGGGCATCCGCTCACTGAGATGGTGGGTGGTGGCGCTCACGATACTGCTGTTGGTGAGTGGACAGATGACACAGCCATGATGGTATGCATTGCCGATGCGTACATCAACTTCAAAACCTTTTCACCGAAGGTGATTGCTAATAATTTCGTTGATTGGAAACGCTACGGCACACATGGTACTCGTGACTATTGCTTTGACATTGGCCGTACAACATCTGATGCACTGTCGAGCATTGAGAAGTCCCGCATCTATGGTGGCAGCACAGACTACAAGACCAGCGGCAATGGTTCTATCATGCGAATGGCAGCTAATGTTATGGTCAATCATCGATGCATGGCACTGGCTATTGGTGAGTCTGTTGCGACAGCACTGATTACACACGGCACAAAAGACACTGTGCAATATGTATCGGCACTGGCTGAAGAGCTTCATCGTGGCAGCAGACTGTCTTGCTATGATGGTCTGCGTGTCAAAGGTGCAGCAAAGCCTGATGGTTCTGTGATGGGCTGCTATGCTTCAGCATGGGATAGCATTGCTCGTACAACAAGCTTTAAAGACGCTGTTGTACATGCCATCAACAAGGGTGGTGACGCTGACACAGTGGGTGCTGTCACTGGTATGATTGCTGGCCGTATCTATGGCTACTCTGCCATCCCTCAGCGCTGGCTCGACAAGCTGGTCAAGCATGATGAGTTGCTTGTCATGGCAAACGATTTGTACTATCTGTACGAAGGAGAATGACAATGAAAAGAATGTGTGACGGGATGGGCGGGAATACCCCTTGCCCACACCCACAGGATTGCACAGTGAGTTGCGGGTTTAACAATGCAGGACTTGATCCTGTGGAGACTCGTAAGATCAAACCATATCCGTCCGTTCCAGATGATATTGAAGAGCTTAGCATAGAGTGGTACAGCATTGGACAGATGCTTATCGGTGCAATATTTGCAGCACTTATAGTGGCGGCTGCGCTTTTAATATTCACTGGTATGTACATAGGCAGGATGCTCATATGAAACTACCACGCTACCTATTATCCTTCATCCGCTATGACACTACACACTACCGCTACAACCCTCCAGTAGATGCGATTGATGCTGGTATAGTTGAGCGTAAGGCGTGTGGCACAGACTACGAAGCTGCTGTCGAGTATGCTGAGAAGCATAATGCAATCATGGACTCGTGGCGTAAGGAACACCGCTACTTAAAAGACTTGTCTGAGAAGTCAAGGGTTGAAGACCTGTTCAAGTCTTACATCAACAGCATAGGCTACAAAGCCCTGTCTCCAAAGAGCAAGACTGATTATGTCTACTACCTGAAGCAATGGTTTCATGATGCTACAGTGTCACAGGAGCTACTCAACACAAGGCTGTGTGACATTGCCACACCAATGTGCCAGCGTATCTACGACAAGCATGCAGAGAACAGTGTTAGCCTTGCCAATCACACACTGGCAGTCTATCGTTTGTTGTTTAGCTTTGCTATCCGCAATGGCTTTACAAAGCACAACCCCTTCACTGAGGTGAGCAGACGGCAAGACAAGCCGCGCCGTGTGGTGTGGGAAAAGAAACACATCAAGCAATTCATGGACAAGGCATTCACCAAGTATGAGTGGCGTAACATTGGGTTGCTGGTGTACATGGCCTACTCATGGGGT